TCCGGCGAGTGTCGGGCCCCACTCGAAGATCGTGGCGAACTCGGTCAGCTCGCGGACGGTCCCGTCGAACCGCGGCGTCTTCTCGTCGTCGGCGGCGTCGCGGATGATAAAGCCGCCCTCGGCGACCTCGTACGCGTACGAGTACTGCTTGAGGGCGCCCGCCTTCACTCCCTGGTACACCTGCTTCGCGACGGGGTGGTCGTCGATGAAGAACTGGCCGTGGCCGCGCGCGCCGGTCTTCGTCTCTTCGGCGTCGAGCGTCTCGCCGATCGGGGGGATGTCCCACCGGTGCGTCCAGACGATCGGCGGCGTCGGGTCCTTCTCGAACGCTGGAGCGAATGCCCCCTTGCGGACGATGTCGCCGTCGCGGTCGAGGACGTCGAAGACGCTGAAGACCGCCGTGAACTCTCCCGGCTTGCCGTCGGCCTTGAACTCGGCGCGGACGCTCTTCGTCTTGCCGTCGATCACAGCCGCAGATGATACCTGCATTCGTCGGACGAGTCGAGCGCGCCTAAGCCGTTGTACGCCGAGCGTAGGCGTCCGCGAACGTCTCGTCGCGCCCGCGCTGGCTACGACTCAGCGGCCGCGAGGAAGCTGTCCAGCGCGCTCTTCGCGCGTTCCTTCGATCCGTTCCCGTCGCGGAGCGCAGAGACGAGCATCGACGCGAGCTGGCGTGTCTCGACGTCGGGCGTGGGCTGAAGCTCGAAGTCGGGGCCGACAGGCTGGTAGTTCAGCGGAAGGAGAATCGCGTCGGCTGCCGCATGGTCGATCGGCTGGAGGTTCTCCCACGCGCGCAGCTCGTTCGGCGTGTAAATCGACAGGAGCTTCACGTATGCGTCGGCGCGTTCGCCGAGGTCGGCGCGCAACACTTCGCGCAGGTCGAACTCGACGACGTGGTTGTCGAACAGCGGCTCGTCTGCGATCAGCTGCGCGTCGAACTCGCCCTCGATCATCCCGAGCCACGGCGCGAGCGACTCGCGGTAGAGGGCTTTGTTCTGCTCGGTGACGTTCGAGAACGTCGCGTGATCCAAGATGTGCACGACGGGCGGGGGAATGTCGTAGACGGCGCAGGCTTCGACGTGGCCGAGCTTGCGAGTCTCGATCGTCTGCGCGTCGGCGGCGGTAGACGAGAAGGTCTTCCAGTCGAGCCCGCCGTCGAGAAGCAGCATTCGGAACGCCGAGTCGGGGCCTGCGTGAATCTCGTCGATTTCGGCTTGCAGCTCGCGGCGCTGGTCGTCGGTGAGAGCCATCGGGTGGACGAGCGCGCCGGACGGACGCACGGCGTTGGCGAAGCTGCTGATGCTGTAGCGGCTGGCGGCATCTTCGAGCGCGAGCGACTGCGCGAGAGCCTCGAGCGGCGACGTGCCGCGCGGCTGGTTCGGCGACCACCACTCGACGTGGATGACGTCTTCGGGAGGCATCTCCTTCTTGATGCCCTCGAAGCGGTAGACGTACGTGCCGACGGGGTTCGGGCCTCCCCACTCGTACGAGACGAACCGCGGGTCGAGCGGCCACAGCTCGGACGGCGGGCGTCCGGGTCCGGGGCGGAACTTCCACAGGTAGCCCTTGCCGAAGACGGCGGCGCTGCCGATGAGAGCTTCGATGATCTTGCGGCGCGACCCGCGGGGGAACGGGCGGTCGAGGAGGTTCGCCAGGTCGCTCGTCCGCGCCGGACGCTTCGTGCCGAGGTCCTGGTCGACCCACTCGAACGTCGCGAGCGGCAGACGGGCGATCCCGCGGGCGAGCTTGTTGACGAGCGCGTAGATGTACGGCTGCGACGCGTACACCGACGCGTAGCTGGCCCACCTGTCGTAGCCGACGAGTTCGAGCGACGTGCGGGCGCCGACGGTGCGCGGCCTCGACCCGGCACCCGGCCAGCTCTTCGCGCCGTCGACGCGGACGAGACGCTTGTTCGCGACGACCAGCATCAGAAGATGCTCGCTTCGGTCGCGGCGTGGCGACGTTCGAGCGCCTCGTCGATCAGCAGCCACGTCCACGCGACGTCGCCGTCGTGTCCGCGCGCCCGCGCCTGCGTCATTCGCTCGTACAGCTCGACGAGCTCAGCGTCGATCGCGTCCACGTCGACCTGCTCGCCGACGGCGGTCGCCACGGTCATCCCGCCCGCGCCTGGGACGTGCCGCGCAGATCGCGCTGCGGCAGCGTGCGGACCTCGCCGAGGACGTCGGCGTCGTCGATCGTCACCCCGGCCTGGGCGAATTCGATCCGCGAGAGCGGGATGACGACTTCGCCGTCGAGCGGCTGGAAGCTGCCGTCGTCGGCTTCGGCGCGCGCGTTCGTGAGGCAGAGGACGTCGTCGTACTCGGCGATGAGGATGCCAGCCACGGTCCGCTTCGTCGTCAGGTGGAGCGCGACCGTGGAACGAAGCAGGTCGGGGAACCGGCGCCGCTTGCGAGAGAACACGCCTCGGATGATAGACGAGCCGGGGGCGGACGTCTCTATGCGAGGCGAGTGACGGACGGGCGGCGCGAGCGTACGACGTCTTCGAGCCTGGCCATGTGCGCGCCCATCGCGGCGGCGACGGCGGCGTCCATCGGCGCGCCCGGTGTCGCGTCGCGCTTCGAGAGTCGGAAGCCTCGTCCGGTGTCGCGGGCGGCGGCGGCGTCCATGTGGGCGGCGAACACCGGGTCGTCGTCGTGCTCGACCTCATCGCTCACGATGAGCCGGTAGAGCAGCTCTGACGCCGGCACCATGTTGCTGTTGACCTGGTCGAAGCGGAAGACGACGAAGCCGAGGTCCTCCAGCTCGCCCATCTGCGTCTCGAACTTGTACGGGTCGGCTCCGATCGCGAGCACACGAAGCGACCCGGCAAGAACCTTGATCATCGGGACGACGGTTTCGTCGAGTCGGATGGGGCCGCGCTCGACGAGGTCGTGCGCCGGAGGGTTCGGCGTCTTCTCGTCGCCTGATGCGACACCCCAAACGTGGGCTTTCTGGTACAGGTTGCCTTCGAGCTTCGGCTGGCGGTTCTCGTCGAGCGGCGGGCGGGTCAGTACGAGCGCCGTCGTGTCGTAGAACAGGCCGACGTCGACCGTTAGGACGACGGGGTCGCCTACGTCTAGCGGACGCGTCGGCTTCGGCAACGACTCCCACTTCCCGACGGGCAGCCAATGCTTCTCGACGCGCACCCATGCGTTCAGGTGGTAGCGGTAGAAGATGCTCGGAGGCCGCTTCTTGGCCCGCTCCGCTTCGAGCCGCCGGACGGTCACCCATGACGCGGGGTTCGCGAGCTTCCAGGCCCGCCGATCTTCGAGCATCTTGCGGTCGACGGCGCGCCAGTGGAAGTAGAACTCACGCCGCTTGCTCTTCGACGTCGCGACCACGCCGTCGTCTCGAACCCGCGGTCGCGATCCGGCGCCCTCCAGGTAGACCTCGCCGCAGATCGACGTCAGGTCGTACCCGGCGGTGGTGATCGAGACGACCAGCGGCTGCTCGCGCGCGAGCGCGGCAGACGTCAGCGTGTCGTACAGGTCGCGCGACTTGTGCGCGTGAAGCTCGTCGACGAGAATGCCGCTCGGGTTGATGCCCTCTTGGAGCTTCGCGTCGGCGGAGACGACGCGGTAGATGGCGTCGAGGTCCGGCACGACGAGTTCGTTGCGGTAGACGTCGACGCGTTCGCTCAGCCACGGTGACGCTTCGACCATCGAGCGGGCCTGCTTGAACACGATGCGCGCCTGGTCTCGCGCCGCCGCCGCCGAGTAGACCTCCGCGCCTGGCTCGTCGTCGGCGAGCAGCAGATACAGCGCCAGGACGGACGCCATCGTCGACTTGCCGTTCTTCTTGGGCAGGCCGATAAGCGCCTCGCGGTGGACGCGCAGCGTCGTCCGGGCAGGCTGCTTCTTCAGCCACGCCTCGACCTTCTGCCAGAACAGGTCGGGGCGTTCGAGCGCGTTTTTGAGGTCGCGCCACGTCAGCGGCATGTACGCGTCGCGCTCGACGCGTAGGAGGTCGCTCAGGATCGCGAGCTGGAACGGCTCGAACGCGACGGGCGAGCCGCGCCATCGTCCCTTCGAGTGGCGGCAGAACTTCCACGCGAACAGGCCGACGCGCGCGCCGCCGGTCGACAGGCGGAACGGCGCTTCGACGTACTCGAACTCCCCGGCTGGAAGCTCGCGCGCCACGGCGAGCTTCGCGCTCATCGCGTGTACTTCCGCACCTTCCACGAACTGTCGACGAGAGAGTCGTCGCCGATGAACCCTTCGGCGCGCGCATACCTCAGGTCTCGCGTCGAGTCCGGCAGCAGCGACCAGCGGGCCTCGCTGCCGCGCAGATAGATGCCAGCGAACGCCTCACGCTCGTCGTCCGGCGCGATCATCGTCCGCACTTCGCAGAGCGTCCAGCCTCGCGGCTCCCAATCGGCGGCTTCGGCGAGAGCGCGACTGATGACAGCGAGTTCCGCCCTCATGCCGACTTCCGCTTGCGCCCCTTGCCTAGCGCGTCCTCGAGGTCTGCTTCGAGACGTCGCCCTGCCGCCTTGCCAAGCTGGATGCGAGTGCGTCCGAGCGTCGTGCCGCCGAACTGCTCGGCGAAGCGGAGGAAGAGAGCGGCGGCGGCGCGCCCCGTCCCGACGAGCGGGTGTTCGACCACCTGGCCGGTCGAGCCGAGCGCGACCATCGCGCCGACGACCTTCCGCAGACGGACGTACTCGCGTCCGTTCGCCAGCTTGAACTCGGCCTTGATCAGCCCGTCAATTTCGCGCGACGGGACGTCGTCGCCTCGCTGCAACGCCTGCGCGATCCGTACGCGTTGGGCGACGAGGATCTGCGCGGTGACGTCGAGTCGTTCGGCGAACTCGTCGACGTCGGGGTCCTCGCTGACCGCCGACCACGCGAGGTCGTGCTGGACGTACTGGACGACGGCGAGACGAATCGCGGCCAGGTCGACGCGGTCGAGCATATCGGCCTCATGCAGCAGCGAGACGAGGTGCGTCCAGATCGCCGCCCCACGCT